AGTTCAAAATTTAACAAGAATAATACTACAAAGGAATGGTATATACGACGATAATAGTAGAGAATACCTCAGCAGGGAATTTGAAACCATGATCGACGAAATACATAATTTTATTTTTATACACTATAATTTGTGTCATAGAAACGATACCGACTTTTGGAAAGATGTGCATAATATAAAATTACCTCCTAGTGTGGAAAAACTGTATAAAATTTTTAAACCAGCACCACCGCCTGCACTGCATATGAAAGGAATGTATGATATGTTCCACGTAGGACAATGGTTTGAACTGTTGTTTTTGATGGGATTTTATGATGATACTAATTTAGAAATAACAGATGCTGTTAAAAAATACGGCGACTTATCATACAATCTTTACAAAACCAAAACAGATGCACAGTTAGAAGCGTTTCCAAATCATGCACTTTATTTGAGGGATTGGTACGGTGATTAGTGATTGGATCGGTAGTTGGAATGTAGACGAATTGATTGAATGGAGAAAGCAAATCGATTCTTTTTACAATCATAAAATTGAATGGCATTCTATAATATGCTGGAAAAATGCAAAAGAAAGATTTGTATACAAAAATCTTAACATGTTGCATCCGGAAACAATTCCTGATTTAACAGCAAAGTTTCCGGATTGTTTTTATTTTATTGTAACATCAAAGTCTATGTTAGAGTGGGGGAAAACACGTGATATTAACAAAGTTTTTCCAACTATAGATTTAACCAGTAATGTTGAAATACCCAACATATTAATTGAAAATAATGAGAATCATTTGGTTTTTGAAATAGATACTAATCACTTTACAACTAAAAAAACATTTAGTTTAACTAATTTAAATATTAAAGATATGTTTATTACAAAAACACAGAAAGTTTTAATTGATTTTGAAAATAAAAAATTTATTAGTAACGTTATAGACGGTGAACAAAAATATAATCACCATTTATTAACAGGACAATGAAATCCTTTTACCTTTGTTTTTAAAGGTACAATACACCAACACTGCTTACATACCTGCATTTCTTTACCGTAGTGTTCACATTTTAAACAAGTTTCAACCCTTGTTTTGTGTTCTTCTTCGTTGCACAAAACATCGGCTTTTAACTTAGAAAGTTTGCTTTCAAATTTTTCGCCAAACAGGTCAGCAAACCAACTCATACTAATAAGTCCAGTACAGTTTGTAGTTTGTCTTTTATTGATTTATTTTGAAGTGTATTACGTAATCCTACGTGCAAAGGTTTTGGCCAACAGTTTACATTTGTCCAAGCATAGCCACTGTGTTCATCATTTAGTGTAGGAATAAACTCGTTATCAACAATAGCAAGATATGTGTGAAAGAAAAATTTGCTATCGTTTGATGTAAACATTTCCAATGGAATAATTTTTTTAATTGGTGGAGTTTTACCAACTTCTTCTTGTATTTCACGCTCTAATGCTTTCCACGGAGTTTCGTTTCCTTCGGCCATTCCACCAACAAGTCCCCACTGACCTGCTGTTTTAGTTTTGGTGCGTTCTAAGAATAAGAATCGTTTGGTATTACGTGCATAAAATAACGCACCTGAACAAACAATATTACGGTTTTTTAAAGTACTAGTCTCCATGATCCTTTTAGATATTCACCTTCATAACTTTTTAACCAGGTACCAGCACTATTTGTATACTTGTACTGTACGCCTGTATATGTATTAGTTATGTAGACAGGATCTTGTGCCTGGCTAGAATCGGCACGTTCGTCATTTGCACTTGAATCAAAAGTTATTTCCCAATTTGAGCCATTCCAGGTAATAATATCATTAGCACCTGCTTGTAATACTGTGCCATCAGCATTTTGCCAAGCATTCATATTAGCATCACTGCTATCATTTTTAAGATGTTGATGTATATCATTTAAGATTAAGTATCTTGTACCTGCTGTTAAAGAATTGCTGTTAGGATTAAATGTTAAAGGATCAATGATAGCATCTACTGTACCTCTACTAGCAATGCTGTCGCTTAAAATTGTATTTTCGGGGACTGTATCACTATCAAAACTTAAAACTATTTGTGAATCATCTGTTGGATTTACACTTGCAGTTGCTACAATTTCACTACCGTCTTCTTTTGCTAATCTTACAGTTGATAAACCTGCTCGAAATTTACCCGGATATTGATCCAACAGTTTATACCAACTTACCGCTTCTCCGGTTCTAGTAAACTCTCCTGCTGTTGGTTCATTTACACCTTCTCCTGGAGAAAGCAATTTAGCAGTATTGTTTAGCACCAACAATCCAAAATTTCCTGGTGTAACATTAACTGTTGCAATAGGATCAGCCGCATCTATAATACCATCACTAATGCTTCCTGTTTCGTCAAACACGCTCATTACAATTTTTTCAATTACTCCCAACTGCTTAATCTTAGCAGGTGGAGTTAACCATATAGGCATTGTAAATGTTAGTTCACCAATATCAATTTCTGTATCAACACCCTGAGGAATAGTTCTTGTGCTAAAGTTAACATTTGCTAATTCGATTAAACTTAAACTAGTCCAATCAATATAGTTTGCTGTACTTTGTATTTCTAAACTAGGATTGAATAGTACAAGCATCTGTTCCATTAATTGTAATTTTTGATCTGTATTTGTTGACCAAACATCACATTTCATTTGCAAATTAAATGGTACAGGCATTAACCTTTCTACGGTATAGCCAGGTCCTTGTCCATCGGTATATTGCTGTGTTGTTTCGTCAAAATCTCTTTCACGTAAATGAATCTTTGAAACGTGTGTTGGATTTTGTACTCTATCTCTAGCGTAATCTAATCCTGTAATATAACAACTCACCCTTGGAGCACTAATAACTTTGTTTTCTGAATTGTCTCTAATGATATGTGCAACTTGACGTGTTAGATTACCATAGGTTGCTGGAACTTTTCGTAGTGTTCCTGCACTATCCTTGTAACTAAAGTTACTCATAACACGAATAAACTGTGTTACAAATCTTCTAATCTGTCCATCATAAAAATGTTGCATTACTGTTTAACCTTTGTATTCTTATCGTTGTAACGTCTTGGATTATTATGTGCTGGAGCATAATAAGTTTTACCTTTTTTTGTAATCTTCTTTAGTCCTACAACTTTTTCTGTTCCGTCTATTGGTATACCCCAAAACTCACGCAGTCTCATTAATTATCCGCCTTAGGTTTAAGTGCCTGTGACAATGATTGCTTTTCATCAACCGTTTTGCCACCAATTGTGTTAGTATTGGTGTTATTAACAAACGTTCCAACTTGACTTTTAGCATTGTCGCTTGTTGCAGGTTCAACCCTTAAATTATCTTCAAATTTAACCCAACGTTTTCCGTTATATCTAAACAATCTGTTAGGAAAATAATCTGTTCTCAAATAAAATTCTCCTTCTGTAGCACTTTGAGGGAATTGAGCACCAAACCCGTATGGCGCACCGTTTGGTGGAACACCATCGTCTGTAAGATAGCCAACATAAAAGTTTTGTGTTGGGGTTTTTAATGTAGGTCTACTTGAACCATCATCATTAATAGCAACATTTCCTTCTGCATCAGTTGGAACAACAAAGTATTGTTTAGTTTCATATCCTGCTTTTACAGGAGTATTAGCATCGCCTGTGATATCTTCGTTTGCTTGATTAAGAATTGCTTGATTAATTTGCATTTCTTTTTCGTATGTACTAAGAACATCTCTAACAGTGCTACCTGTTCCTTCGCCTGAATCCTTATCAAATATTTCTTTAAATTCTTGGCTGTCCATAATTGGTTTACACTTACATCTATATAAGTGAGGATACCAAGTTTGACTAAATCCTTCAGCACTTCTGTTTACGTCTTCAATTACATAATATCTTTTTAGTGCTACTTTGAAATCGTTTAATGCATATTCGTCTTTTAAATGGGGTAGTTCTAACACATCGCCGCTCATTAGTTTTCTTCCCAATGCTTCTACGCTTGAATTAATATGGAAAGTAACAAATATAGTATCATTCTGCAAAAACATACCGAATTGACTTAGATCAAAATCTAAATCCTGTACGTTGTAAATTCCTCTAATAACATACACATCGTCAGAATACTTTCTATCTCTGTTTTCTAAAAACAGTAGATCTTGGATTTTTGTTTCCGGTATATCATTTGTACCGTAAGGTTGGCTAGGAGTACTTTTATCCACTCCGGGATCAACCGGACCTAAATACTTGTGTATGAATATATCTGTACCGCCAACCTGAAACGCTTCATTCACGTTCTTGTCAATAAAGCGATAATCAGCGGATTTCTCTGGTTTATATAAACTTAATCTTGGCATCGTAATAGTATTTATTGAATAAATATGTTTAACAAAGGAAACTTATATGAGTGATCTAGACAACAAAAAGCAACAAATTTTTAACTATGTCCGCACCATGCTAGGTGATGGCATGATTGATGTCGAACTTGATCCAAATCATTACGAAGTAGCACTTGAAAAAGCATTGGGCAAATACAGACAACGTGCTGAAAATGCAGTTGAAGAATCCTATGCTATATTAGAATTACAAGAAGATACTAATGATTACATTCTTCCAAACGAAGTAATGGAAGTTAGAGAACTATTTAGACGCTCAATTGGATCTAGATCTGGAGGCGGTGATGGTGGTACATTATTTGAGCCATTCAACTTAGCCTACACAAACACATACTTGCTAAGTTCTACGCAGATGGGAGGACTTTCAACTTACTATGCTTTTGCTGGATACCAAGAGTTAGTGGGTAGAATGTTTGGATCATTTATTAACTTTAAATTTGATCCTGTTAGCAAGAAGTTAACAATTATGCAACGTCCTAGATCAGACGAACAAATTCTTATGCAAATCTACAATCAACGTCCGGACTTTAATCTATTAAGTGATCCTTATGCCGGACAATGGTTAAAAGATTACACATTGGCGGTGAGCAAATACATGCTTGGAGAAGCAAGAGGCAAGTTTGCTACAATATCTACACCGCAGGGTGGCACATCACTAAATGGCGATGCACTCAAAGCAGACGCTACAGCCGAAATGGAGAAACTGGAATTAGAATTGGCAAATTATGTTGATGGTAGTAAACCATTATCATTCGTAATTGGCTAGATCTTGCTTGACATTCCATATTAATGACTATACAATTAGAAGATGCTTTTAAGAATAAAGGATCTTTTATGATAATCGGTATTTGTGGATTGATTGGTTCAGGTAAAGGAACCGTTGCAGATTTCTTGGTAGAGCAACGTGGCTTTACAAAAATATCATTTGCAGATAAACTTAAAGATGGTGTTGCTAGTGTATTTGGCTGGGATCGCGAAATGCTGGAAGGTAACACAGACGATTCACGCACTTGGCGTGAAAAGGTGGATCCTTATTGGAGCACAGAAACAGGACACCCTATTACACCTAGACTGGTGCTACAACTGTTTGGTACAGATTGTATGCGTAACGGGTTCTACGATGGTATATGGGTTAGTTTAGTTAAAAAGCAACTGCTTGAAAATCCTGATTCAAACTTTGTTATTCCTGATGTACGCTTTGAAAACGAAGCAAACATGATACGGTCTATTGGTGGTAAACTGTGGCGTGTAAAACGTGGTGATGATCCTGAATGGTGGGATACAGCACAAACAGAAATGCGTCAAAAAGCGGCACAGAAACAATCAAAAGGCATTGTTGTTTCACCTAAAATGGAAGAAAACTATCCTGATGTACACATATCAGAATGGGCATGGTCAAACGTTGAGTTTGATGCTGTTATAGATAATGATAGCAGTATAGAGTTTCTTAAAAATCGGGTGTTAAGTCACCTTGTTTCCAAGTAAATCCTTCTTTGTGCAATATACGTTGACAGTTAGCACAAACTGTTTTTAGGTTATTGTGCCTACAGTTTGTTAGTTTTCCATCAATATGATATACAGCAAACTGTTCAGAATGGTTGCTTGTAAATCCGCATTTATCACACTTGCTTTTTTGTCTGTATCCTAGTTGATGCCACAACGGTACACTAGGAGTTCTTCCTCTTGCACACTGTTCACATTTAGATCTATAATAGATCTTACGACCCTTTTTATAGTTTATTGCACAGGGTCTATTTTTGCATGTTTTACATAAAGGTCTAGCCATAATTGTATTTAACCCGCCCTTTTCGATACCTTTTTCGCTGTATATAATACCGCATTTTTGGTTATCATGGCTAAATATGTTTAAGAACTTAATAAAGGAGTAACGAGATGGCACTTACATCACCAGGAGTAGAAGTTAGCGTAATTGACGAAAGTTTTTATACGCCAGCCGCGGCATCTACAGTTCCACTAATTATAGTAGCAACTGCCGCTAATAAGCCAAATGGCGCAGGTACAGGAACAGCACAAGGAACGCTTAAAGCAAATGCTGGTACACCATACCTTATTACATCACAAAGAGAATTAACAGAAACGTTTGGTAATCCAACGTTTTACACAGATTCATCTAATAACCCATTGCATGGTAACGAACTTAATGAATACGGATTACAATCTGCTTATTCATTCTTAGGCGTTGCTAACAGAGCATACGTTGTTAGAGCAGACGCTGATCTAGGAGAACTAACAGGTAGTTCAAGTGCACCTTCGGGTTCACCAGCAGACGGCACATATTGGTTTGATACAAATGATTCATTATTCGGTGTTTTTGAATGGAATAGAACAACACAGAAATTTACTAACAAGGTTCCTTTAGTTCTTAACTCAGTTACTCAACTTGTTGGTGATGTTGCTAGTGGTGATCCAAAATCTAGCGTAGGTGCAAAAGGTGATTACGCTGTTGTTACTGCTAGAACTTCAAATGATGCTTATTACAAAAATGCTGATAACGTTTGGGTTAAAGTAGGTTCAACTACAAGTTCAAACATTGCGGCGGCAACTGGTTCAGATTCAACATTTACTTCAGATAGTTGGAGTGCAAGTTGGCCAGCAGTTGTTGGAACAGTAGCAGGTCCAACACTAAACAATGGACAGGCTTTAGTAATTAACGGAACAAGTGTAACACTTTCAGGTACAACAAACAGTGCGTTAGCACAAGCGATTAACGGTGCGGCAATACAAGGTGTTGGTGCAAAGGTTACATCAACTGGCGTATTAGAAATTTACACTGATGGAACTTCAAGTTCAGATGGTACTACAGACGATGGTGCTATTATCATTGAAGATTTAGGTGGCGGCACAATTAAAGCAGATGCAGGTATTACTGCAACTTATTATCCTTCACCAGCAACGCAAATTTCAAGACACTCAAATGTTCCACAATGGAAGTCAACTGACACAGTTACAGTTGCAGGAACATCAAGAAGTGCTATTAGACCAAGTGGTAGTATTTGGTTCAAAACAACTACACCAAACCTTGGTGCTAATGTAAAACTTCAGGTATGGAATGACAGTTTAGGTGTTTGGTCAACTGTTGGCGCACCAATTTACGGTACTAGAGAAGAAGCAGTAAAAGAAATTGATTCAACTGGCGGAACATTGATTCCAGCAGGTACTGTATTTGCTAACGCAAACTACACTGGTAGAGCAACAGCAAACGATTCAACAACTGGCGTTGAGCAACTTGTTAACTTTAAATTATACAGAAGAGTTACAAGTTCTCCAACTACTGTTACTGGTACAGAACAGGGTGCTAACCCAACTGTAACAGCAAACCCAGGTTATAACACAATGTCTATTGCAGAAACAGTAGCAGGTTCGAGTGTATTCTCAACTGCAAAAACTGTTACTGTAGGCGGAACAACTGTTGAAGATATTGCAAGTGCAATTTCAGCGGCAGGGTTTACTAACATTACAGCAAGTGTAGCAAACGGCTTCTTAACAATTAGCCATACACTTGGTGGCGAAATTAAAATTACAGACGGTAATGGTATTTTAGCAACAGCAGGATTTACTGCTTGGTCAAGATCTAGTGCAGGTGTAGAAGCAGGTACTCCTAACTACTACACAGCAGGTGCGGATAATGATCACGGTTTTGTAATTTCAAACTGGAAACCACTTGTATACGAAGCAAGTGATAATGCTCCAACTAGCACACCAGCAGATGGTACATTATGGTACGACACAACTTTAGATGCTGTTGACCTTATGGTACATGACGGTAGCAAGTGGGTAGGTTATTTAAACTATGGTCCATTTGCAGGAACAACTGATCCAGAAGGTCCAATTGTTTCAGCAACTGCTCCAGCAAAAACTGGTGGACAATCAGACGGAACTGATCTAGTAAATGGTGACATTTGGATTTCAACTGCTAACATTGACGAGTACGGTGCAAAAATTTATCGTTGGGATAACGCCGCTACTGAGTGGGTAGCAATTGATGTTACAGATCAAACAACTGAAGATGGTATACTATTTGCAGATGCACGTTTTGGTGCTTCAGGTGCAACAGGTGACACAGCGGCAACTATTAAAGACTTGCTAAGTTCAAACTATGTTGACCCGGATGCTCCAGATCCAGCATTATATCCAAGAGGTATGTTGTTATGGAACACAAGACGTTCAGGCTTTAACGTTAAGAAATTTGTAGCAGGTCATATTGACATTACTGCTAACAGTGGTAAAAACACACGCTTCAATGACGAAGCAATGACAAACTACAAAACTAATCGTTGGATTGGTTGGAACACAGTTAAAGCAGACGGTTCAGGATTATTTGGTAGACAAGCACAACGTCAAACAGTTGTAGCGGCTCTACAAAGTGCAGTAGACACTAATGATTTATTACGTGATGAAGAAACACGTAACTTTACATTGTTAAGTGCTCCTGGTTATCCAGAACTAACAAACAACTTAATTAGTCTAAACGTTGATAGAGGCTTAACAGGATTTGTTATTGCTGATACTCCATTTAGATTACAACCATCTGCAACAGCATTACAAAGTTGGGGTAATAACACAGCAGGTGCGTCAGGAGATGGCGAAGACGGTGCTGTAAGTTATGATGAATACATGGCAATGTTTTATCCATCAGGTTTAACAACTGATGTAAACGGAAATAACATTGTTGTTCCTCCAAGTCATATGATGATGCGTACTATTGCAGTAAGTGATGCGGTATCGTTCCCATGGTTTGCACCAGCAGGTACAAGACGTGGTGGTATTACTAATGCATCAAGTGTTGGTTACATCGACAGCGAAGGCGAGTTTAATGCTGTAGCACTAAACGATGGCATCAGAGATACAATGGCTGGTGTTAAAATTAACCCATTAACATTTATCACAGGTAGTGGACTTGTTAACTTTGGTCAATATACTAGAGCAAGAAATGCTAGTTCATTAGATAGAATTAACGTTGCAAGATTAGTTGCATACTTAAGACGCCAAATGACACTACTTGCTAAACCATTTATGTTTGAACCAAACGATAAAATCACACGTGATGAAATCAAACAAGCAACTGAGAGTTTATTACTTGAACTTGTAGGTCAGAGAGCATTGTATGACTTCTTAGTTGTGTGTGATGAAACAAACAATACACCTTCAAGAATTGACCGTAACGAGTTATATGTTGATGTAGCGATTGAGCCTGTTAAGAGTGTGGAATTCATTTACATTCCATTACGCTTAAAGAACACAGGTGAAATTGCAACTTTGGGCAATTCATAATGGTGATAAATAACTATATACAAGGAGCAAATTAGATGGCTATTTCAAGTTTAAGCAAATTTACAGTTCCGTTGGCGAGTGACCAATCAGCAAGTTCACAAGGCTTGTTGATGCCAAAACTAAAGTATCGCTTCCGTGTTACTTTAGAAAATTTTGGTGCTGGTGCTCCTAACATTGAACTAACAAAACAAATTATAGACGTAACAAGACCAAACGTAAACTTTGAGTCAATTGCACTAGATGTTTACAACTCAAAGGTTTATTACGCTGGTAAGCACACATGGCAACCAATTACATTAACTGTACGTGATGATGTAAACAATGCTGTAAGTAAGAGTGCTGGTCAGCAGTTACAGAAACAGTTCGACTTTTTCGAACAATCAAGTGCGGCATCTGGAATTGATTACAAATTCAAAACTAGAATTGAAATCCTAGATGGTGGTAATGGCGCAAATGCACCAGGAGTACTTGAAACATTTGAATTGGTTGGTTGTTTTGTACAAGACATTAACTACAATCAGTTAACATACAGTGATTCAAATCCAGTTGACATCACAATGTCAATACAATACGATAACGCTATCCAAACAAATGGTGCAGGTCAACCAAATGGTATTGGTACAGCGATTGGTAGAACAATTAGAACTTTAGCAACAGGCTAATAATCTAATTACATATAGTCATCTATAGGGGTCGGTGGCGTAAAAATCACCGACCTTTTTTTATGACTAAATAATAATATGGCAAGCAAAGTAACTAAATTTCTCGGCAATGTAGTAGGTGGTATATTCGGCGGCGACGGCGATATGCGTGATCATCAACACGCGGCAAGATTATTCACTGACAATTTCATGGCGTTGGCGCCAAAGGTTGAATTTTTATATCATGTATATTTTGATATTAATGAAGTGGCGGCACGATCCCCAGGAAACTTTGGATTTGCTAAAGCAGAACCAAATATAGAAGTAGGAATGTTGGTTAAACAGTGTAATGTTCCAGGCGTAAACGTTACTACAGAAACAAAAAATCAATACGGTAAAAAAACAAATATTCAAACACAGGTACAGTATACTCCTGTAAACATCACATTTCATGATGACCATACTAATTTAATAAGTGGTATGTGGCAACAGTATTTTAAAAATTATTATGCCGACTCTAACTTCCCAGATGAGTTAGGACAACAACCTACATATTCTGCATATAGAAATGTTGGCCCGGGTGCTAACAAAGCAACAACATTATCACAATATCAATTTGGTTATCACAGTTGGGTAACAGCAAACTTTTTTAATCGTATTTCAATTTATCAATTAAGCCAACATAAATTCTATGAATACACTTTAATTAATCCAATAATTCAAAGTTGGGAAGGTCCACAACTCAGCAGTGCAAGTAGTAATCCTGCAGAAAATAGAATGACAATTATATACGAAGGTATAAAGTATGCAGAAGGAGATATTAAAATCGGAACTCCGGATGGGTTTGCACAACTACATTACGACACAACACCTTCGCCTTTATCATTAATGGGTGGCGGAACAGCAACGTTGTTTGGTGATACAGGTGTGCTTGCTGGCGGCTTGGATGTGTTTGGCGATGTAATGAGTGGACAAGCATTTCTTAATCCTCAAAACTTTATTGGAACAGCAATTAAAACAGTTAACACAGTTAAGAACGCAAAAGAATTATCAAAAAATAAAGGTGCTATAAAAAGTGAATTACTTAATATAGGTACAAAA